TCCTCCGTCATAAAGTGCTTCAAGTTCTTCAAATGATTTTTCTACATTGTTGAAATCTATTGTTTCTACTTTAGGACCGTCATTTTTGGCTGGTGCAGGTGTTGCTTTCTTACCTGTATACACACTTATGCCGTGTTTCTTTAATGTTGTAACTGCCTTGTGAAGGTCATCAATAGTTTCAGATTTTTCTTCTTCCTCTTCTACCATTTTTTCTTCTTCTTCTTCGGCTTCTTCTTCTGGTTCTTCCTCTTCCTCTTCTTCCTCTTCTTCGGCTTTTTCTTCCATTTCACCTTCAAGGTAAGCAAGAACTTCTTTAAGTTTAGCAAGCGTGGCTTCCATGTCTTTCATTAGTGCCTCTTCCTTGCCAACTTCAACTGGCTCATCAAGTCCGGCAGCTAATTCTACGTCCTCTGATTCAACGATTTCCTCGTCGACAGCTTTTTCGTGAGTGCCACCACATGCGCAATCTGTCATGTATATACACTTGGAAAAGGGTATATAAGTAATCTAAACTTTCCGGAAACTACTTCTTACCAAATAATTGTTCAGCAGTTTGACGTGTTAATTGTTCTGATGGATTCCAACCCGGCCTGCCCATCTTATTTCTTAATTCATACCCTGAACGATTTCTAACTCTTGAAGGAGTGTTCTTTGGACCTCTACCTGAATACTTTCCGGGATTTCTCCAAAGCTCCGCACAAAACGCACGCTCATTAAACACCTGAGTTCCACCCCTATAGTTTCTTAACTTACGTGCATTAAATCGACAAGCATCCATATATGTCTTAGGCGGATTCTTAGACCTACGCCTCTTAGGTGCTTTCTCTAATATAGAATCTAATTGCTTGTCTATCTTTGTCCATTTCTTTGCACGTATCGGTTTTAACATCTCATCTAAAGCTGCACTCATCTTACTAAACCTTCTGGCTTGGATTGCCCTCTCTTGATTAACTGCACCTGCCCTAGTCTTATGACATCCAAGTAACTTTCTATTCTTCTTAGCATAAAGACAATATTCACCATTCTTACGTTCTATTATCTTTTCTACCATGCCTTCTATTTCATCTAGCGTTACTTGCTTTGTCACCTTAACTGGTTCATTAGCTTTTGCTGCTGCTACCTGTGTAACAGTAGCTTCTGGGTTAGCTGGCCTGTTGCCAACCCATGATACGGACCAAAGAGACAACTCGGAGATGTTGTTGTGGCAGACGTCTCCTTCGCAGACCTTCTCTTGTTTTTCGGCTTCCCCTCTAATAGAGGAGCCACCCTTGTCACCGTAAATCTTCATCTCTTCCCACACTCTATCATGCATAGGAAGTCTGTTGTGTATCCCTACTCGGATTTTTAATTTGCCATTTTTAATCTTATATGCAAGAGGTAGACCCACTGGCATCTCCTCATGCTTGTATGAATAAACACCATATTTCATAAAAAAATCCATTGATTCTTTCATAGTGTCAGTATCTATTTTGTCATTCTGTTTATCGATAATAGGCGAACTAATAAATGTCTCTAAAATTCTGTCGTTGTACCACTCAGGTCGGTAAACTTTCCAATTAGTGTCTTTAGCGTCTGCCACAATACAACATTGAAAGTATATTTATAAACTAAGACTTCTTTCCGGAAAGTTCTTTTTGAACTACTGCATATACGTTTTTTTCTAAATCTTCAAATGCACTTTCACAACCCTTTGTCATAAATCTTGTAGGTGTTGTAAATGGTTGATTATCATAAACTCCTTTTGCTATCATAAATGGTTTCTCTCCAATAATCCTTGCATACTCTGCTATTGCACTATTCTTACCCCAAGGTGGAAATGATGAAGGCCCTCCATACTCAAGAATCCCTGCGGCAGGATGATTAGATTTTACACGTAACCTAACTGTCTGGTCTTTTACTTCAACCTCAGTTTCAATACTTGCTTCAAGACCTCCCGACGCAGCTTGTACTTTGTTTCCTGTTGCTAATGTAGAATCATATAATGCATCTATTGTCTTATCTTCTAATTCTTCTCTTGTCTGCTCTGCTGCTTCTACAATTATCTTTTCCCAAGTAGTTTGACTTTTAAATAAATTAATAATCCTTACAAACTGTTCGTCATCTATTTCAATGCCCATTAACGATACTCAAGCACTTCCTCTACTGAAGAATTACCATACTTTTCTTTCCACTTCTTATCAATAAACTTCTCAGCCTTCTTGTAATAAGCTACACGTGATTTAACAGCCATTTGCCTAGCATGTTCCCTGTCTCCATTCTTCCATTCCAATTCACTTTGACACTCTTGACAAAAACCTGAACTTAATACATGAACTCTCATTCCACTTGCTAAACACTTCTTACACTTACTCACGGTTTCAACGCTCCCACTTCTGGCTTTGCATCTGGCATTACTACCTTTGGCTCATCTGGTAAAACTAAATTCCCATCCTTGTCCAACGTAGCTTCTATTCCTAACTTGTTTAATACTGTAATAATATTTGCCTTCTGTAACATATTTGCCAAATGCTGCTGCTCATTCTTTACATTAATGTCTGCAAACTTTATCTTCCAAGTTTTGATTCCCATAATATTTAACAACGGTTTAAAGAAACCCATCTCTATACAATTCTGAGTTTCTAAAATAGTTCTATCAAATATATTAATTTGTTCTCCTTCTGCATTTAATCCACCAACACCTGCCGTACTTCCTGTTATAATAGGCATTACGCCATAAGATGCGTTTATGTCGTTGTTAATGCGCTCCATATATGGCAGTGCCATCAACTCATCCATGTTAGGCATAACAGGCACAAACTTAGCCTGTCCCGTTCCTGTACCTTCTCCCCTACTACTTATAATTGGAACAAAGTTCGGATTACGTCTTGTCTCCTCTGCAATATATTCTCCAAGCCTATTCAATGATTCTTCATCATGGCCGGGAATATCCAAGAAACCTTTAGGTGGTCTCTCTAATTTATAAATCTTATTTTGGAAGTTTTCAATAGCTAGAGCAGTTTCGATTTTCTTAGAAAGACCTATAATTGGCGACTGACCATACAATCTGGCACTCGCACTGTATTTATTGAAATGAATTACCTCATCTCGTGCAAAAGGAATGTTATCTTTCTCTGTGCCTTGGTCATAATAATATGCCATCTTAGCAGCAGGAAAGCCTCCCTCTGTCGGAGAGTCCTCATCCTCAACAAATTTTCTAGTTATTGTATCAAAATAAATATCATTCTTAAATTTACCATACTCATCTACATGAAACCTCATGTGCTTTGCATCCTCAACCCAAAGCTGCTTAACTATCTTATCTTCACTACCTTCTATCCTATCATATACAATACTGACCCATACATCATCAAATACTTCTAACTGACGTATCATTGCCTTAAACAACTCCATACCTGAAATGTCTGCATCTCCACTTGTCGGGTCTCTAAGTAATGTCTCTAATATTTTTCTTTCTTCCTTATCCCCTGTATCACCAACAGCGTGGTATTCCCACCCCTTAGCGACTGACTGAGAAGCTATTCGTGTGATTACCGTGCGAAGATGAGAATACCTGTCAGCTAATTGTTCTAAATAAAATTGGTCTACTGGTGGCAATATAGATTGCTGAAACGATGCACTATTACCCATTGCAGAATATACTGGAGTCCTTGCTTCTTTTTCTATTGCCTGTGCATCCTCTGAAACCATGCGCTCTAAAGGCGAAGCCTTCCTAACTGGTTTTCGTCTAAATATATTACTGTACCATGCCATGTATGTCCTCCAATGTTTTCTTTATGTTATTAAGCCTTTCTGTTTTTTGTAACAAATCTAATCGCTTCTTTAAGGACTTACTCCAACGATGTCCTGCATTACCACCCATTAACTTCCACATAATATATCCCTTACTTGGATTAAGCCTGTTTCCAAAATTCTTTGCTGGTGGGTCTACCTTCTCATGACGCCTAAAATACGTGTCTATCTTTACCGCAGTATCATAACCTACATCCTTCTGCATCCTTAACTTGTAATTAATAGCCTTAGTAACCTTACCACCACCATAACCGTGAACTGTACGCAACTCTCGCCCATCTAACGCTTCCTTCTTAACGCCACGTGGAATTTTATACCTTGTTCTTCTATCGGCCATGATACTCCCGAACATACCGCCTAAGAACTGGCTCCACTAAGACGCCCGTTGGTACATTCTCAGCCTTAGCAATCTCTTTAAGACTGTCTTTTGTCTCATTACTTATTCCGTAAATTTCCAACCTCGTTCGCTTTTTCATAGTCTGGTTGGATGTCTCGTATATACTTAATGTATATAAACTTTACTATACATAATCCCAACTTGCAAAACTTAAACCCTTTTTATTTAAATTCTTAATAGCTAATTCACACATCCATAACGCCATCACTGCATCTGGCGTGTGACCCTCAAGCCTTCCGTTTTTACCATAAACTAACCTAGCCAACCCATCTGTTAACTTTCTAGGACCGGGACGACTTGCCTCCCTTATTTCTTCTTGCCACGGAATCTGGTATCTCTCTTTTTCAAACTCCAAGGCCAACCCCGGTATACCAACGTCATGAGAGTGCTTTTCTCGGCCCGTGTTGTGTCCTTCGACCGGAAGGCCTGCCAAATCACTCGCACTATGTACAACCAACCTCTGATACCCATTCGATTCTATCATTATAGTATCTGGATTAAAACGTTTCGCAAGTTCTCTGATTTTTAACACTTGAGTTTCCAACCAACCACTTCCTTTAGCCATTACCTTGCCTGTCCAACTATACAAGACCCTACGATACTCCGTACGCTTATTATAAGCCACAAGAACGTAGCTTGTCTCATCATTCTGACTGTTCATACCCACAGCCAAGTCAACACCCATAACGACGCTTATATCGTCATTGTACTCTGGCAACCCCATATCTAAATTTTCATCCAAACATCGCTGAAGTACCTCATACGGTATAACTGCACTCTCTGGGTCCAACGGATTTAACATATACTCAGACTCGAAAGCCCGACTTCCCATTGTCTCCTTCTCTGTATCTAGCCTTTCCTGATTCCAATACTCAGGCCACCTAGGCGTTCCATCTTCTAACAAAGCAGGATGCCTTACTACATTCCACTCCGAACTCTCAGACACCCAATCCGTAATATCTCCAACACGCTTTTGTGTTCCTACCAATAACATCTTAGACTCTGGCAACCTCATCGGCATTACAACTCTCTGAACGTAATGAATAACCTTCTCATCAGTCAAATTTGGAAACTCTTGCAATACATCGTCCAAGATAATCATGTGTACGTGAGGACCCTCAAGAGCTTTTCCAATACTTGCAGCAGCAACCCTACTTCCATTGTTAAATCTTTTAGCGCTTTTTCGTATTGTCACCTTCCTATCTTCTGCCTTTTGTAAAAAACCACTAAGTCGCCAACTTCGCTTACATAATTCCTCAAATTGCTCCAATTTATCCCAAGCCTGCTCCAATGTAGCCGAAATATACAATGCCCTGAAATTTGGCTGCTTGTGCATCATGTAAGCTAACACACAAAGACCCCACGTTGTTTTCAAGTGACCCCTTGCACAAATAATAGAAGCAAACTCTCCCTTCTGAAAGTTCTCCTCCCACTGACTATGCATCTCACCCAACGGAACATAAGTCCCCGGCTCATGGTCCATATAGTCTCGCATTACCTCATCTATAAACTCATTCAAACTAAGTGGCTGCTCATTCATTATCTCCAATGCCCCAGCTATTGCCTGCGTAATGTGTTTGCTATTCATTTGTGTTTTGCTACAGCTATTTCTATATATTTAGTTTCTGCATCTAAAATTATCAACTTTTCATGAACTTCTTGTAAACTGTCAGACTCTTCCAATACTTTGCCGTCTTTAATTATTCTAATGATGGTAACCAACCCCTGCCATCCCAACTATAAACATCAAAATGCTTCCTATACCTGTATCGGTCTATCAAAAAACACCTTGTTACCTTCTCATCACTGTCATAATAGGTCTCACCACCACTTACTCGCCTGTAAACACAGTCCTTTAACAAATTCTTCAAGTCCTCTACACTTATTACCCAAAGCTGCTTGTCTCGAATGTTAGGAATATAATATGCAAAATACATCGCCTTAGTCTTTCTTATTCCACTCGGCTTACCACGACACTTATACTCTATCGCCATGTTGCCCGTACCATTCTCATCCCAGTTTTTTTCAAAATAATCTGTCTTTACTTCGTAAGTTAGCACATGACACTCGTCATCTTCAAACAAAATGTCAAAAGCACTGTCATCATTATACTTAATAAACCGCAAACCAAGAACTGTCTCACCAAAATGCCTAACTGCCTGCTCACCCTTGTGACCATCAGCCAAATCTTTCTCAAAATTGTTGTTCATAATAACAACTCCTCCTCAAATTTATCATTCGCATCCACAAACCTGACCTCTAACGGATAATTTGCCGCTTTACGCACTAAACTGTCCCTAGGCTCCGTATTGTGTACCTCATACACTACTCCCGTGTCTGCATCTATAACATCCGCACGTAAACCACTAGGCTCAAATATCGCCTCAGTATAAAATTCGTGTCCCCACTCCTTTAACTTTTTACAAATATTAAACTTCATCGTAATATGTGCGTCCGTCTCACCTGAACCCCAACGCAATACATTGCGATTCCTGTTGCTCGTTCTTAATAATCTACTTATATTGTTTCTCTGTATTTGTTTATTCATCTATCTGCCGCCTACAAGCCTTACAAGTTACCTCATCATCATCATATGTAGCAGTTACAAACAACAATCCATTCGTCTTATCCACATAACGGCCACATAAAGTCCAAAAAGACTGGCCCATGTACTTGTGAACTACCCTATCCACGGTTACCCACCAAATCCCCCATTATAGGTGTATATATCTCATGGTGCTTGCACTCATAACAATCTACCATAGGACGACCTTCCTTCTTTTCACTAAAAATAAAATGATGCTTCTCCAAATGACGATGCTCTTCTTCCCAACGATTTCCACATAAAAAACAATCAAAACGCCATTTCATTTCAATAACCCCAAACAACGCTTGCAATTTACATACTTTAACTTTCTTTCTTTCATCTTTTGATACTCTCCGGGCGTTGCCTCATGACCACATAAACTCATGTGAGCAACCTCACTAGGTGCATGCTTTTTTCTCATAAACTCTTCCTTAACTGGTCACGATACGCATGTACACCTAACCAAAAACCGGCTATGAAAAACACAACTATCAAAAATAATGCCAATAAATTACTCATGGATACAATCCTTACAAAAGCCCCCATTGTCTTCTATCTCTTTAGTAGATAATATCATGCCACACGCCTTGCAACGCCATATTCCATTAGTCATTTTTCTCCTCCATTATATCCTCTATCATCTGCTTACATAATAACGTAACCATACCCAATGCAACCGCATAAGCCTTTTTTTCCTTTCCCTTATACTCCATAGGATTGTCATCCAAAAACTTCTGAACATGCATTATTAACTCATGCAAAACTACTGTCCACACATCATGACTAGTCGCCTCACTCATTGGTCTATCCTACCCTCACACCAACCTAATACATCCTCACACGCATCAAAAATTCCCTGCATATATATCCGAGTATTATAATCCGTCATTGTCCAATTCTTTTCTCTAAACTCCTGAGTATTCTGCATCTTCTTCAAACAATACGCACGTATATCCATATACCGAATCTCTCGCTCCAAATCTGCCTTCGTAAACGTGTGTTTACGTTTTCCTGCAACATGACCACTACTCAAACCATTACGCTTCGCCATCTAAATCACCCCTCAATAACGCAATATATGTCCGCAAAAAATGCTGCTTCTTCGCACGACTTATATCCGTCTGCTCCAATGCATTCTGTATACACTCATTTATGTGGCTCACCAACTCGTCCTTCTCCTTCTGTATGTCGCCCATACTGTTCAACATCTCTGTCATCTTAGCAAACTCATGCCCTCTAATCTCTGCATTACCTTGCCGTAGGCGGCCCAAAAATTCCTGTCTCACTTCCTCAACCTCAGCCATCCTAGCTCCCATGTCCTGCACTACTGTCTTTTTTACCTCCTCTGCCAACTCATGCTCCACACTCTTCAACTCTTCCTTCCAACCCATCTTAGCGGCCCACTTCTGTATAGTGCGCATACTCAAATTCCAATCATAACGGTCATTCAACTCCTCCGCTATAGCCTTAAACGTCATGCCATTCAAATACATGCCAAACGCCTCCTGCTTATCTGCCAAACTATACGTATTCGGTCTCCCTACTTTTCCTTCGCTCATTATACTCCCTTATTTCTAAACATATCGCTCGTGACCATTCTTCGCTCGACTCTACGCTCCGCATCTAATATCTCTCCTACTACCTCCTCACTAGCTGCATGAGACTCATTGATTACCGTATCCTCAAAATCATCATCCCGCATGTGTATCCTACCATCACCACCATCATCCTGTACATCTAATTCCAACATACCCTTGTGACGCTCTACATGCATAAACAATGCATCCCATATCTCATCCGCCATTGAAGAACCCTCTAACGTAACTATACGCCACATGTCCTCCATGACCTTTTCTCTTAACTTATCTCGACCTGCCGATATCAAATATCGCTTAGGACGCTCTCTAGTCTTTGACCATACCATGTATATACATTATGTAAAGGACTATATATACTTACCGTTCAAAATTATAAAAAAATTATAGATTACCTACCTAACCACAAAGGTTGACCCCCCTTCCACATGGGTTGGGGGGCCTTATTGTTTGGCTTATAGTCTTCTTATGGGTATGTCATAAGCGTCCTGATAAAGTAGTGTTGATAGGTCCATTATTACCGAAGCTCCACCATCAAAACCACAACCACTAACGCGACAAGACCAATCGTCTTCTTTAACTCCATAACCATAAGAGCTTAATAAATCACAAACTCTATAAGTTATATCATTAATGTATAACTGACCACCTATATTAGATGCCGTATAGAAACTATACCATCTAGTTAAACCAGTTTTAGAAACCCTGTTTAACTTATAATAGATTCCATTAGTCTTTATCATGTCCTTATCGAAGTCTTCAAGCATCCTATTTAGTTTAGGTTCTCTCACTTCTATTTGTCCGTATGTAGGTTTCATTTTTCTACCTCATTGTATATACTGCCATTTTCTTTAATTGAGAGGTAAACCCACTTACATACTGCTTCATCAGCTAAAGTGCCTCTATCGTCCTTTAATAGGTCAATACCACAATGTATTTTAAGGGATTTAGATAGCTCACCTAGAAAGTGATGAATCTCTGCCATTATAACTTCTGGGTATTCCTCCTCTAATTTATAGTAATATTTTAAATGCCCAAATCCATTCATTTTTTCACACCCCCTAGAGGGTTTTTAGTCCATTCTTGCATAATAAAACAATAATGATAAGTTCGGGATTCTGTGAGTATCTCACACTCTCTTAATAGACGTGGATAGTCTATTTGAACGAACTTTCTTGTTTTGTCCCTTCTTGCCTTACGAAATCTATAAGAGTTTCTCTTAAGATTTGCAAATTTGCCACTATTGACTTTTTTCGAGCTAAAATCTCTATACGTGATTTTTGTCATAATCTCAGAATAGCGTATAGTTTATATAACTTATGTGTCCTAATTATTAAACCATAAAGTATATATACCCTATCCTATGACCAGCTCCACCCTCAATGAAATACGGCTGACCGTAAGGTATATATACTCACTCCTGTTGGCGGTTTAGGGTCTAACGATTCGCCACCCTAATAATATCTGTTAGCTAACGCTATACAGATTCTTACATAAGGGAAGGACGACTTATTTAACCCTTAGCTCTTTTCCCAAAATCCATCGCGAAAAGCAAGATAACTCCTACTATAGCATAAGATTAGCATCATTGGGCCATATAGACCCTCCGCTATCCTACGCACACACACGAGGGATTTAAGGAACTACACATGAACTAAATGTATTCTAATTACTTAATTCCTCCCTATATTTGAACATTGAATCTTTAGCACTAAGATAACTAACTGCTTTAGTTAATTGACTCCATGCTAGGTCTAGTTCTTCCTTTGAATCAAGACTATCTGTTAATTTCATTATGTCTATTACTATTTCTTTTATTCTTGTCGTGTTTGTTTCGTCCATTTAATTGAACCCCCATCCCCAATCTTCATAGTATTCTTCATTATCAATCATACGATTATAATTTTCTTCAGCTCTGTTGTAGGAACAATCCATACATTTACAATGCTTTTCATCACCTATACAATCCATTTAAATCAACTCCTTTTTAATTCTTGACAAGATATTGTAAATATAATCTGGACTGAAACGTAGCGAATCATCGCTATCTTCAATCAAATCTAATATCTCATTGATAGTATCTATTGCTTCTTTTTTTGTGTTGTTCATATTTGTTTTCTCCTTTGTCATGATAGACACAGCCCCGCTGGTCCTCCAATTATATTGGGCCATTTGGGGTTGTTCCGTGTTTCTCATAATTTACCATAACCAATAGGGTATATATACTTTGTGGTCTAATCTCCCTCATCGACTAATTCTATATCATCAAATTGCCAAATATCATAGCCATCTAACATAATTCGATTTACCTGCTCTTCTGCATCTAAATCATCTACTGCATCCACTTCAAACTCTGTCTGCTGTAAGCTAACTGTTATTCTATATTTTCGTTTGTCACTCATTCTTCACCTCTTCACCACAAATTAAACAAGCATTTTCATATATTGGCATTTCAAATTCACAAGGCTCACAATCACTCCATTTATCATATTTTAATTTGCCTTCATTACAAGCCTCAATTACTTTTGAACAACCACCTTTCTCATATATCTTATATGCCTTTTCGTAATTATTCATTGTTTTCTCCTTCCAAATACCATTCCTACCGGTTTTTCTTTAAGATAAATTTTTCTGGCAATAAATTCATAATCTGGCCAATTTCTATTTAAAGAATATGCATGATTATAAGCATTAGATTTAACTCGTCTACGGTGTGTTTTCCTTGTAGGAATACCCTCTGGATAAAATTCATGTTCACTTATCAATAACCATTCTTTTGGAGCCAAAGCATCCATTCTTTCAGCCCAACCTAATCTAAGCATATTTGGTAATCTTCCGAGAAACCATTTGTTAGGATTGTCATTATATTTACCTTTATTTGAATTATTCTTATTGCCTCTAAGAGTTGTTTCAATATATGAATTATCTTTCATCATTTGCTCTATTTTTTCGTCTGAATAAACCTTCATTCTTCTTCCTCCATCTGGGCCTTAGATTTGTAGTCTATATACTTTAGATTATAATCCGATTGGGTTAGGATTGTGACAGGACAAATTAGTCTATATGCCCCATTGTCTGTAGGAACCCAAACAAGCTCTTTCCCATAACAATCACAATCCTCGACATCACAACGACTTCTATACCAATCTTCAGTCATTATTTTTTCTCCTTTGGTGGAACGATTTTCTCATCCTCTAATCTGTCCATAGTTTGGTCAAAGATTACCTCATGGTCAAATTCCAATTCCTCGCCTTTTATGGAAACTGTAATTTCCTCACCACTATACGTATCGGTTTCCATTTCTGGATAGCCTAACCATATAGTCGCATCTTCATAATGAAGAAACTCTCTGGCTTGTTCTAAAGTCTTTTTTACTATATCTTCTACTAATTTTCTATCCATGTTTTTCACCTCCTTTTTCTTTTGTTATTTCTCCTGTTGATTCTAACTCAATTCCTTTGCCTGTTAAGGAATATATATCCTCATCATTCTCGTCGGCTCCTAACTCTACTAAACCCTCTTCCATCATCTCTCGTAGAGCTGATTCTATCTGGGCCATAAGATAGTCCTTTTTGTTGATTTTAATAGTCAATAGGACCACCTCTGTGACAATCTAAGCATAGACCATTCCATAGCTCTACAGCAGTCTCTGTGTTGCACTTTGTCATATCGCACGTTCCAAATCCATCGGATTCTGTATCATCATAGTGATATAATTTGCCATCAATTAGCTCTAAGCTATAGTCTCTATACACCTGTTCATCACAGCCTTCTAACATAGCTTTTTTGGCAACCTCCCACTTAGGCTCGTGACCTTCTGTATTCCAACCATCAAAATACATTTCATCAAACATCTCCTGTATTTTCTTGTCGTAAGCTTCACGGCCTTTCTTGTTTAGATGGCCATCCATTGACAATCTTGTTAGTGTGCTAATTTCCTCATAGTATGGATGCTCTGTCCAAATATCTCCGTAGCCCATTTAGTCCTCCATTGATTCTAAGATGCTTTCACATTCTGGAGCATAATTTACAACCATTGTAAGAAAACGAACATAAGCTTCTTTTTCATATTCGGACATCTCATTAGTTTCATAGAGACTATCGAAACAATCTCCTAAATCACCAACCGTGTTCTCGAATCTACAATAACTCATATTAGGCATTAGTGGAACTCCATTCTTAGTAATTCCATAAGGTCTAACTGCTTAGATATGCAGTTTCGACAGTCGCATTGCTGGGCGTGTGTTGAGGCATTACAGCCTGTAGTGTTTGTGTATCTCATATTATCACCAACCAAAATGCCACAGGGGGTAGTGTATATAAACCTTTCGTTAACCTTTTATACCCCCTTCTACAGAAATTGCTCTATATTGGGGTTTATAAGGCCACCGGTCAAAAAATCTAAATTTAAAGGATTGCCTATATAAAAGGAGTATATATACTAAATGCCCAAATCCATTTTAAAGCTCGTAGGCGTATGGTGTATATATCCCCTTTATGATTGTATACAAATAGCACTTTGGACGCTTAACGGCCGTTTAAATGCACGTTTTTGTTTTAGTATACAACCTCTAGTTGTTATCCTAAAAACCTAAAAACCAAAACTCCTAAAACTCCAAACCACCCAATTAACCTAATCGCCTAAACAACCTAAATAACCTAAAAGACATTACAACCTAAAATACATTATGGCTTTTCGCCATTAATCTAAATCACCCAAATCTCCTAAAAAACCTATTAGGTTATTTGCCCTAAAATACATAGGACATAGTTCTTATATAGACCCCTCGCCAATGTGTTATTGCTAGGAGTCCTTTATCCTAGTAGTGGTAATACACATGGAACACACACGCCCAAAACCGGAATCATTTGATGACGCAGTTTATCGATTACTCGATGCCGAGATAATCGGTGGAATGACTGCCTTCAATTTGACTCGTGCCACGAACGTCAAACATGGCGAGATGATTCGTATTCTTACGGACATATCTATTGATTTGAAAAAACGTGCTGATGAAAGGATTAAAGCCATTCATACAGATTACGCAAATCAAAAGGAGGAACATGAACAAACAACAACGTAAAGCACTCGACAAAATAAATTGGTTGTCTGTAAAAGTAGGACTTCATTGTCTGAATACAGATGACTGCCATTGTCCACAATGCAACGAATAAACACCGGCTACCACAGGACTCCGGTCTTGTGGGGCCAAAGGTGACAACGAGGTTTTGCTTACCTCATGCAAACCCTATGGCTACAAGGGGTCACTAAACGGTAGCGGTGGTATGGTCTACCACTATCCTAAAACAGGCCACTCGGTTAGAGAAGATGAAAATAGCAAAATAATATTGCACTCTAACCACCTTACAGTCATACGCAAAAGAGACACGGTTTAAATCCGTTGAGGGAGGCATCCCAAATAGTTAAGTTAGGAGCTTGAGAGACAGGCAGTTCAAACGTAGAACTATAATATCCTGTGAAAAATCATTAGGCATAATGGCCTGTGACCTAATGCCCGATAGCAGATTAACACTTTTGCGCTGACACCTTACATTTATGAATGAATATCAATTAAACCGCTACAGTTATATAGACTGTTCCCTATGGGAAATCCTATGAGTTGGACAGACAAATTTAAACATTGTATGGCCTGTGAAGAGCCATCAGTATTTTGTAATTGCGAAGAGCCTGATTACTTTGAGGACAAATATAGATATCCATATGAGAAAGCTACAATAGATAATATCTCTAAGATTCTATGGGGAGATTCAAAATTTAAAAGAATGGAGTAATTATGAAAATTAAAAAACTAAGTGAAAAAGATTGGATGTTTAGACATTCATATAATCGTAATGAACCTACATGGAATCAATACCGAATACTTGATGTTGATGAGAATGGAGATTGTCATTTTTATAATTGGGCTTCTGATTACAAATCCTTAGATTGGTTAAAAGAAATTGTTGGAGATATAGATGGGATGCAATCTTTATGAATGAATATCAATTACAAATCAAACGCTACAAGCAACTAAGAGAAATCTACTACGGAGATTCTGAAAATAAAGTAGTCCTTGAAGATTTAGAATTTAAATCTATGTTGATTCAACTTAAAAGAAGTATAATGACAAAACGAAATCGAACAAACGAAAACCAAATCCTTTTTAAATCCGAATTTCCCAATGAATAATCAGCGGGTGGCGGATGGATGGATTATTTAACCCTTAGGGCTTTTGAGTTTATTTAACACAAACTGAACTTCTTCTATCGTATTTGCCTTTGCTTGTATCTTTGTGTTCTTTCTATTCATATTATACTGACATCTATAGCAACGCCATGACTTATTCTTAGATTCTCCTGTCCTATATACATAACACTTAGGACAACGCAATACATAGAACATTAGACATCCTTTATTATCTGATTACAAAGAACGCATTTCCATCCTTTGTCAGTTCCTACTTGGGCTTCGTGTTTACAGCTCATATTATTTTGGGGGCCATAAGGTGTTCAATGAACGAACACGTATAAAAATTGGTAATACAATCGTCGTGCGTAATTCTCTTACGCCTCTATTCCTTATGACCTTTCCCATTAATCTAAACCTAGTATCCTTGCACAAGATTTACAATGGTATTTATCTTGACTAGATAAATAACCTCTGCAACCTTTGCATCTACCATACATTATTTTATTTCCTTTTTTATCTTTTTAATGTAAGCTTCCCATTTACGAATTGTCTTACTTGTCATCATTCAATACCGCTATTGCTAACGTATCTACAGTTACTAACTTAGTTACCATTAGTTACTCCACTTCCTACCATCAGGATTATTCTGCCAAAATTCATCTTCAATTTCTTCATACTTTAAAGCATTATTACTAAATTTTCTTAATTTTTCTAAGACTTCTTCATATTGAAAATCTCTATCAATTGCACTACAACCAAAAGCAATTTCAAATACCTCTCCAATAAATTCTTTTTTATTCATTCGTAAACCTCACCACATTCCATACAGCACATTTCTATTAACTCATAGCCACAAGCCGGACACCTTTCAGTATCATCATAACCATATACTGTTATACTCATACTTTCAACTCCGTCTTCCTTACATCTAAAATCTCTACATCTACATGAGAAGCATTAGCTGAATCAAATCCTGTTTCGTATGCCTTATCTTCTGCATCAGCTATACCGTCTGCATCAACATAAACTGTATGCCATTCCTTAACACATACTTCTATCTTATACTCTTTGCTCATTGGGACAACCTCACGTCATAAATATCTCCTTCAACATCCATACCGTATTCTTCTACATAAGAAGCCCACCATTTGTCTGCTTCCTTTCTAGTCCAAAATGCTTTCTCTGGTTGTCCTGCTTTTGAATATATATAAATAAACTCTGTCATTGGGACAACCTCAATATCTCTTCTTCTGCAAATTCCTTTGTCATAGAATCTACCATGCCCTCTGGAGCTTTTAATAACTGAATACACATAAGCAAATACTTCTGCTTGTTAACTTCTATCTTACTCATCTATCGCTCCAAAGATGACAAAATTCCTGATGTATTCCTAGAAGCTCCCAATCTATGTCTTCTTCATTTTCTACTAATGGAGTTTCGTAACCACATACACAAACTGCTGAATGTTTCATTAGTCACCGCCCTCATAATCTTTGAGTAGTTTTCTTAGTTGTTCCGCTTCTGAGGCTTTTAAGGCCTTGCCGACGCCTTCTGGTATCTTACCACTCAACTCGTCTTTAACGGCCCTTAACGCGTCTTTAAGGTGTATCCTTGCACGTCTTAGCTCATACTTGTGGACTTCCATAGCCTTTTCTAAATCTAAAGCTACTTCATCACTTATTGTATAAGTTGTCTCTATGTCAGCCCTTGCTGATTCATATTGCTTGTCTGTGGGCGTTGTTGCCCCTAATTTTATTGTTATTTGTTTTATCATTGTATCACCATTGTTTTACATTGAGTAGGATGACATTACGGGTGGTCTATATAAGCATTACGCCCAACAGACACACACCTTCATTTCCACTCGAACTTTTTAGAATGTGTCTAACAAACTTTAAGCACAAAAATGAGTTGTTTAACCCTTAGGGGTTCGACGGCTTATTAGATATTTTATAGGTTTATCCTCTATAATTATAATAAATCTCCAGTGGAAACGAAGGTGTGTGTCTGTTTAACCCTTAGAGGATATTCGTTTTATTAACTCATTAGTAGTTATTCTGCCTGCACCTAAAGTTATAGATGTGTTTATTGTATTTGTAATAGTTGTATTATATTCTTTTACAAAAAATCTTTGTTTATCTTTAAGTGTAGGAATAGAAACTTCTACTACATCTCCTAAATCTATCCAATGTCCGTTTTCCACATTAAGTGTATATGCACCAGCAGGTTTGCTGTTACTATTAACTATACTAAATGCTAAGTCATTCATTTTAGAAGTATTTGCTGTTTTAACATTAACTAATAAACTTTGAGAACCATATTGATTAATGCTACTTGTATCTGCATAAGTAGCTACATAATCTGTCTTGTCGCTTGTAACTGCTACACTATTTACCATACGTGCAGTATCTACAGTTGCAGCTAAACCCTTACCTATTACATTAAAACTATTACGCCCTAAACTAATTACTGGTGTTTGAGTATATATGTCTGGCTGTATTACTTCAAGTACATTATTATTTCGTATAAAATAATACCAACGTAAAAAAGTTAAAGGAGGATAAGCACCTTCAAGAAAAATATCAGATGGTTTAGAAGTATAAGTTTCTGCAAATATTTTATCTAGAAATCCTTTACGTGTTTGATAACCATTAAAACCTTGGTCTTTTTTGTATTTAACGCCACAAAGAGTGTTTAAGGCTTTAAGGTCAATTATAGTATTATTATCCACCTCATAGATATTATCGTCCATACTATTGTTTAAACCAGCCTTAGCAGCAGGAATTAAATCCATGCCTGCAAAATGGTCGTCTTGATAATTAATTAATTGCGAAGATTGTAAATCTGCAACATAATCGAAAGCAGTTGCAGTAGAAATATCATAACTTGGTATAACTGATTTAATTTTACCTACAAAATCTATACCTTTTGCAACATCAGATTTGCCTACTTGTATTCTTAAGGTACGGCCAACGCTACACATCTCAAGTCCTTCTCGTGTAGAAAATTGTATTGTAACTCTTCTTGCAGCATTTAATTTAGCTTGTATAGATATTGCATGTACCCATGGAAAAGTATGGCCATCTATAGTAACATCTTCATCAAGTAAATCATTGACAAAAACAGTTGCATCTGCCATTAGACCGACTCACCAGATATTACAAAGTTTAATGAATACATTTCATCGCCACCCTGTTCAGGTTTTTTATCTAATGACCAAGATTGTAGTTTTAACTTATATGTAACATAGGTAGTGTCGCTAGTCTTTTTGTATGCAAACGTTGCATAATTATATCGATTATCAATTAATTGAGTTATAGCTGCAAATCCAGTATCGTCCATAACTCTTACTGACATGGCCAAAGTAGGCAAACCATACTTTGTATGCACAGCACCTACTGGATACCTACGCATTCCTACTGGCATATTAGCATTTAATGTATTTGCTCTTGTAATTTTTACTGCTTGTATTGCTATACTTCCTGAATCATGAATAGTATCTAAATTTAATGATGCTGGAACTCTAAATGGAATTGATACAGTTGCAGCAGTAGAATCAGTATCTTTGTCGTCCATTGCAATTAAATTAAATGTTTCTATTGCATCTGATTCACAAGCTACCGATATAGAAGGTCTTGTTGCATATATCTCTTTTTTAACAAAATTAGTTACTGTTTCTGTAGAATCTATCTTTTTAAAAGAAGTATCCACATACATATGATATTCTCCACTTGATTCTTCTACTTTATCAACCAAATACATTCCTTGATTTGCAGCAGTAAATCCACCTTTAACTATAATAAAATCTCCCGGAGCAAACCCATCTTGAATAAAATTCTCATGCCCTCCTGTAGAATGGCTCTCAAATCTTTGATTTGATGAATCTGCTTTTATTCTTGCACCATATCCCGTAGTTCCCCCACTAGGTGCGGTTGCAGCTATTGAAGTTAATCCTCCCCAAATATTCTGGTCTGTATCTACGCATAACTTTGGAACAACACACCTAGACTTGTCATGAGCAGTAGGTTCTGTACCATCACTATCTGATGAAAATATTTGATATATCTCACTGGCTGAAGCTGTACTATCCACAGTAGTAACATAAGCAAAGTCTACTTGTTTAAAATAAATGTCTTGAGAACCATCATTTGCAGCTTCTGCATGCCAACTACTGCCTGCACCTGCTGCTGTAGTGTAACCTGTATCTCCGGGCTTTACTGTTGCTTTAACATATTTGTAATAGCCATCATTAAAACCAGCGTCATCGTCGTTTATTGAAGTTCCATTTGCATCAAAAGAACCCAACCCAACTACAGTAATTACTGCATCTGTGTATCCTGATTTACTACATCTTGCCCATAACTTACGGCTTGCTGGTTCTAACGGTTCGTTGTTTATATCTAATACGCCTGAAGTTACAATATCTGCTGCCGCAGCTTGTGTACAAGACCACTTATATTGTTTAATAGATTTACCACCACCAAAAGCACGAGAATTAGTCCCAGAAAGAACTACAGCACTATCTCTATCTCCTGCTGTAGAAGCAAGTGCAGTTTCTCCTCTAGATGCACTAATAGACGCTTCTGGTGGTATTGCCGTGTTTGTAACAATTACGCTTTCTGCATCACTGCGCCATCCATACTCATCTTCAACTACTACCCGTATTGTCGGTCTTTCTAAATATCCGTCAGTCCCATCAGAGGACCTAGTTGTAGGATACTCTTCATCTACTCCATATCTATGTGTTAATGTAACAACTCCCTCTGTTGTCGAAGAAGGAGAAGATAATTCATATTCAACATAATTATCTATACTTTCTACATTGCCTACATTAAATAAAGATTTTTGAGGGACGCTTGCTGGAGAATATACATAAAGTTCTGAACTAGTAGACTCATGCGCTATATCTGACGTTCCAAACAATCCTCTTGTTATTGTATATTGCTGGTCTGTACCTCCTGATTTCTCTTCTACTATTTTAACTATCTCTAAATTTTCAGGAATAGTTGGATTGTCTGTAGATGTAGATGCTATAACTATATACACTTCATTAAGTCCAGCCTCATAAATATATCCATCTAAACCGTGGTCTTGATTGACTTGTAAATAATTTTGAGTTGCTGGTAAATCAGCATTTAAAATAGTTCTGTTAGACGAACTGCCATCTGGTTTCATACAAGCACTTGGCATTCCATTCCAATTAACATAAACTTTCTTAATTTTACCTTGCGCAGGGCCTTGGCCATGATGTTGATTTCCAGCACTAGAAGTGTCAACCGTTACTTTTAATTCAACTTTATCGCCAACTTCAAAACTACTTGTTGCCGTACCTTCCTTGTTGTATGTAGCTGCTGCAACAATCTGTGGTCTTACTGCTTTAACTAAATTAGATGAAATTGCATTTGTTGTCGTATTATTAGCGTCCTCTATCCACATGCGATAATACCAATTTCTACTTTCACCATCACGAGTACCGTCTGAAAACAAACCAGTATTGCTTAATTCTTTTGTATTAAATGTGCGCCTTCCTAATTCTGTAGTAGTTAAATGCGGACCACTATTATCATTATATGCAGGAGTTTCTGTAACGTTTCCATTTGAAACTGAATTTAATGTAGTTAAATAAATCTTAGCTAAATCGGCATCATCTAATCCGTTAATAACATTAATGTTAGCCGTTTGATAACTACCACTTCGTTGGTCCCACCATGTTAAACCGTCATCATTTGCTTCTATCTCTATTTGTGGAGGTAAAGGTGCAGGGTCCTCATATAACACTTGATAATTAAGACTAAACGAAGTAAGAGCGGCAGCAGGACTTGTTGTTGGATTTGAAGTAGGATTGTGATAAATTGCAAGATTAACTTTGCTACCCCAAGTTAAATCATAAGCCTCTACAAATGTTTTTAAACTAACTGAAGGACCCGTTGCCTCAGATACAAATGCTTTGTATATTTTTTCAGTACCTTTACTACCTCCTAAAAAACGAGGGTTCCAAGTAGAACTGCCGTCTGAAGTTCTCCACGTTGCATTGGTAGGACTAAAATCACCAGACAATAATGCAAAAAAAAGCGTACCAGTATGACCAGTTATTCCGTAATTTAATTTAATGTCTTTAACTATAGCATCTTTTGTTATGCCATGAGTTGCAGGTTCTGCAATAGTAAATGTACAGAGAGTAACACATGTGTTTAATCGACTTTTGTAAATATCTGCATTAGTAGGCAAATCACCTGAAGCAGTAGTCGTACCATCATAACCTCGTTCTACAGGGTCCATAATAACACCACTACCAGAAACATAGTATGATGTGTTGTTTGCACTAATTGTAGAACTACCATCTGCTTTAACAAATATAATATCTCCTTCACTAAAATCATCTGTTACATCGCCATTGTCTGTAGTCCAATCTGTTTCAGTAGGACTTATTACTTCAGCAGTATCAACGCCAGAATCTACTAAATCTTCTTGTTCTACTCTTGTTGAACCTGCATAAGGAGTAGTAGGATTTTCATTGTCAATATAACATCTAGCTGAAGAACCAATACTTATTGCATCCGTATATGCTTCTACACCCATTATACTACAGTTCCTCCACTTATAAAGTCACCAGATATAAAACTATTAAAGGCATCTAATTGGTCGCCACCAAAATCAGCTATAGCTTCTTTAATTCCTAAAATACCATCCGTTGCCCAACGTATTCCTTCTCCAAGCTTTTCAAATGCTGCATTTGCTGCTTCAATTCCTGCCGTAACTGCACCAAATTCTTTTTCAAGTAATAATAAAACTCCAGTTAAAAGAATCGCACCTGCTACTATCACCATAATTGGGTTAGCCCACATTGCTGCACTAACTGCACTTATACTTCCTGCCAATGTAAAATTACTAATTGCTGCTTTAAAATTCATACCAGTCATTGCTGCTGTAACTACAGTATCTAATTTCTTAATAGCAATCAACACTTCTAAACCACCTGTAACTAATTCCATTTGTCTAACATTGTTTTGTAATATTCTTGCTTGCTCTTCGTTAATCATATTAGACGCTTCCATCCCACCAATCATTTTATTCAAACCGCCAGTTGTCTGGTTCAATGCACTGGTAACTCCTTCTAATGCAATCATCTGTGCAGCAAGGTTTACTTTATTTTTGTCTATCTCTGTGTTAGTTTTTTTAGACGAATCTCCCAAATCGTCCATGCTGTCAGCAGCCCCATCAATTTGGTCGCTAGTTTTGTCAGCAGTTTCTCCCAATTCTTTAATGTCTTTCTCTGCTTTTTTAATTTCTTCTTGAGCTTTTGTATAATCTGCAACAATCTCTGCTGCAATCATTGCACCAATTTCAGGCATGTTTAGCTAAAACGTCCTCCCTCATTGCATCTATTTCACCTATTCTTTCCTGATAAACATGTTGCATCATCTTTGCCTTTTCATTTAACATTGAATCCGATATAGCCATAAGTGTTTTTTGGTCATATTCGTCCATGACATCAAACATAAGCCTTACATCTTCATAGTTCATTTTAGGTTCTTCTATCATATAAGACAACATTCCATAGTATAATGGTACACATCTTGTCGAAAAATCAGCTACATACTGTGCTTCTTTGTCTGTAACCTTTTCAGCATTCAACATTTTCTTAGATATTTTCTTGTAAACATTGGCTTCCTTAGCTATTTCCAATTTTAAATTATAAAATTTAGAATCTAACTCACCCCATTCGGCCTGTGTTAGTTTTCTAATTACAACTT